CACGAATCCGATATGGAGGCCCGGGATGATGAACATATCCCCCGGCTTCGCCTTGCCGTTGCCCGGGAGTAGCCATCCCTTCGCCTTCGCCTTATCGGCGGTGGTCTGCGTACTGGGGGACATAATCGACTTTGCCGACGTCTTGTACTTCGACACCGCGCCGGACTGGGCGACGCAGAAGCCGACGAAGGAATTGCACCACGGAGTGCCCGAGAGGCCATAGAACGCCTGGCACTCGTCGACAATCGGTGCGCCGGACTTATTCGGTGCGCCTTCGTGCGCGCCTAGATAGCCCTGGGCGGTGCGTAGTGTTTCCTGCCCGTTGCTCAGACTCATGCCGTCCCCCTTGTGACCATTGCAATGATGATAGCGGTGATGGTGCCGCCGGATAGCATCCAGAGAATACGGGAGGTCGCGGCCACGCCCTGTAGGCGGGCGCGCCATAGCTCGATGTCCCGAACGCGGCCATTCGTCTCACGGACCATAACCTCAATACGGTCAAGGTGGGCCGTGATCTGGGCGGCTTCCTCGGAGGTCACGCGATCTCATAAACGACGGCATAGGAAACGACGTCGCCCACGGCAATTGTCATGGCCGGGGTGTTTGCGCCCATGTTGTCTGCCGAGTTGTAGGCCTGCCCGCTGACGTAGCCCGCCTCAATGATTCCGGCCACGCCGGTGTAATACGCCGTGCCGGTGTCCTTAATCAAATAGGCGCCAATAGTGGCGTCCACCACGTTCACTGCTGTACCTGTAGGAATGCTCAGTTTGATAGCGCCGCTTGCAGTGCCAACAGCGGTAGCCGTCACCTTCGCCTGCGCGGTGATCATCTTTCCCTGCTGCACATACCGGCCGTAGTTATTCGTGCTGGCAACATTCGTGGTGCCTGTGCGGAGCTGTGGCGTAAACGTCGTCCACGTTCCGATGGGGGCAACCTCTACCCACGCCGTGCCGTTATATTGCGTGTTCACGTTGGTAGCGGTAATAAACGCGCGTTGGCCTACGAACGGCGAAGGGATATCCGTATTACGGGCCGCGGTAGTGGCGTAGATAGGGCCACCGGCCATGATGTTGTCGCGGATGTATGTATTCATCTGCGCGGCGGTAAGAATCTGCCCCGCTGTAAATAGCCCTGCTGTAAACGGTGAGAATGCCATTAGTAAGCCTTTCTAGAATGCCAGCAGGTTGTAATCAAGTTTCCCGAATATGTCGCCGTCAAGCGTGAAATAGGCGTTGCCGTCAGTGCTCTCGAAAGTGTATTCCACAATGTGACTACCCGGCGTAATGGCATGTTTAATGCCGCTCACAATAAGCGTCTGAGTAACGCTTGCCGGGGTGCCGACGCTGTACGACTTCTGCACTGACGCTATGCGCGTAAGGTCGGTAGAGAGGGCCGTAGTCTGATCGGCGGCGGTGAGGGCGGCCAGCTGCACTGTGACGCCGGTGAACCGCAGCACGGTGTTTCTGTAACGGCCCAGTACATAGTTTCCGAGCGCGGTCACCTCTGTATCAGTGCTATTGAGTAAGTCAAGCTTGCTATACTGCTGCGCCTGGTAAAGCGCGATGCTCGTGGCGTCGGATGCCGTAGCCGCTGGCGTCGGCCCTGCCGGGCTTTGTGTTTGGACGTAGTTATACAAAAGCTCGTCGCCGTACTGATTCATGAGGCTCATGTACGGGATGCCGCCGCTACCAATGTCCACGAAGGCAATTGACGAAACCGGGTTTAGCACTGCACTACGCCCGGTAAAGGTGAGGGTGCCATTAGCGCTAATGAATAAGTAGCCCTGCTCAGACGTCGCTACGTTCTGCAGGTAGGTGAGGACGTTCGTGCCGGCCGTGATTGCGAATGCGCCCAGTGTGGATGAACCCGTGCCCACGCTGTATGGCCCTTGGTACACCACTTCGGGACGGGTGAGGACGAAGGCCACGCGCGCGCTGCTGGATTCCGCTGAGGGCGTGACGGCGTTCATGGACTGGTTTGCCAGCACGGTAAAGGCATCCGCGCACGCCACGGTGGTTACGTTCGCATTCGTGGTGTAGCCGTAGTCGAGATTCCAGTCCGTCACGAACCCGCTGTAGATAACGACGCCACCGGCCAGCACCTGCACGGGCTGCCGTGGGGCAACGTAGGGGTAATAAATACTGGCCGTATTAAGCGGGTCAAGGATGCGCGTGGGATCGTAAATCTGCAGCTGCGCCGTGCCCGCGTTGAATTGCTCCATCTCACGGTTGCGGCCCCTGGTGATGCTCACTGACTGAACCATGCTGGTGAGGTCGACCATCTGATAACCGCCCAGCGTGCCCGTGTCCAGTAGCCCATAGGTGGCGTTGTTCAGCTGGAACGGCGTCCCGAATGCGGTCGTGGTCTGGAATCCGACTAGGACTTGAAGGGTCGGGGCGCTCATGCTGCGGCGAACACTGGCCCGCTGCGGCGTTGGGCATTCTGTATGGCCTCAATAATCTGTTGCCCAATCTGGTCAGGCGTGGACACTAGGCCCGCCTGCACGTTGATCGTGATGCCGCCGACGCCAAAGCCGCGGGCGCGATTGAGAGGGATGACGGCCTCAGGCCCGGCTTCGCCGATTGTGACGTCTGTGGCGCTGGTGACTATTCCGCCGGTCGCCATTTTCTTCTTCTTCTTCTTCTTCTTCTTTGGGGCCGCGTCTTTGATGCCGGTGGGCACTGGCAGGCCCACGGCGATTAGCGCCTCATTCTTGATGGCCTGCAATTCCAGCAGCTGCACGCGAATCTCTTCAAGGCCGGTAGAGAACGCTAGGGCGAAGCCCTCGCCCATTTCCGTGCCGGCGGATTCTCCGATGATGCCGTTTAGCTGCTCCTGAAACGTCTGTGCAGTGATAAGCCCGTTTTGGTATTGCGCGTTAAGGTCCGTCACCCGTTCGGTTGCCGACGTACTGGCCGCGGCGGCTTCGTCCCGTAGTGACTTAATCTTTGCCTGCGTGACGAATTGGTCTAGGGCGAGGACGGCCCTAGCTTTCTCCTCTTCCGTTTGGGCGGAGGTGATGGCGGCCTCAAGGCCTGCCTTTTCACGAATGGCGTTTTCGCCGTCGAGTTGCCGTTGCAGCGCGTCGGCCTCTGCCGACTTTGGTGCGCCTGCCCTGGTGCCGACCATCTGGGCAATACTTGCGACAGTCCCGCCCAGTGTGGTGCGGGCCGACCTAATTGCTGCGGCAACGGATGCCGGAATCTTTTTCACCGCGTTCTCGGCCTTATTGGCCTGATCGGCGAGGTCCTTCAATGCCTGAGACTGGCCGACGTTGCCACCGCCACCGCCAAAGAGGGAACCTAGGAAATCTTTAATCTTCCCCAACCCGATGAGGATAACTTCGATGGGCTTCGCCCATATCTTGAAGGCGGCGACAATGACGTCAATGATGGGTCCGACGTTCTCACGAAGCCATCCAAACACGTCTTGGGCAACGCGCCCAAGCTTGTCGACGGCGTTTCGGAAGGTGTCGGAATTCTTGTAGGCAAGGATTATGGCGGTAACTACGGCGGCGATTGCAAGGGCAATCAGACCAATAGGCGTGCCAGCAATTGAAACGCTAAGGATCCCGTTCGCGGTTGCCCACAGCAGGGTTGCCGTACGCGCTACGGCCATGGCAGCGTTCACAATGAGGACCGCGGCGGCAAGCCCACCGACTGCAATGCCTAGCCCGACGACAAGGCCAGAGTTTTCCTGCGCGAATCGTCCAAAGCCTTGAAGCAGTGGGAGGACTTTTTCAATGGCAGGGAGCAGGGCCGCGCCTATCGCCTCTTTTGCTTCGTCAAGGCTTACGCCGAACGTGCGGAATTTACCGGCGGCAGTATCGGCCGACGCGGCGGCGGCTCCCCCGGTGAGCTTTGCCAGCTCGTCCTGGGCTTTCTCGAAATCCTTCGACTTGATGATGGCCTCATCAAACCCGGGGATCAGTTTCTTAAGCGCCCCGAGGTTCCCGCCGTAGGCGCGGGCAAGGCTAGCGGTTACGGCTTCGAGCGGCTTCCCAGTTTGTGCTGAAACGTCGAGTGCAATGCCAAGCAGGTCCTGCGCCTTTGACACGTCGCCGGTTGCCGTTGCCAGTTTGCCAAGCGCCGGGCGCAGCTGATCGTCGGCAATGCCGACCTGCATAGAAAGCGCGGTGATGTAATCCTCAGCACTTGCCACGGTCGCATCGCTTGCGCCGGTGACGCGCCTGAGTTGCCCGGCGAGTAGGTCGGATGCGGCGGCATCCTCCATGGCGGCCTTAGCAGCGTCAAGGCCCGCAACGGCAAGCCCGGCAAGGGCAAGCCCAGCAGGAATAGCAGCCTTGCGAACGGCGAACGCTGCACGCTGCCCGTTCGTCTCCAGTTGCTTGAATGACTTCGTAGCCTTGTTGATTCCTGAGGCATTGAAATCGGTAATAATCGGGATTGTGATTGCCATTAGCGCAGTTCCTTGTTGATGCGGTCTACGGCAATGCCCAGCACGTCCTCGACACCCTTAGCAATCTGTCCCGCGTGTCGTTCGTAGGCAGGCCACAATAGGCGCGGTGAGGATGCGCGGAATAGCGGCCCCAGCGTCTTTGCCGTCGGCACTTCAAAAAGAACACCGGCAGGCGTGCCCTGGGAGACGTACAACACTGACGACTTTCCGCGCCGGGTTGTCGTCTTTAGCTTCACGCCCTGGGGAACCTTGGCAAGCGGCCATGGAAAGATTCTGTACCCCTTAGGGTTCCATTCCCGTGCCATGCCGCTAGCAGGCAGTTTTGGGTAGCCCGCCTTTACCTCCCGCACCATCGGTGCCACTACATCCCGCATGCCCTTATTGAATTCTTTGCGGTACTCGGGGTCAATCTTTCTCAGCAACTTGATTGCCTCAGCCACACCCTCAATATCTGTGGACATATCTGCGGGCATTAGCTGCGGCGGCTTTCGTTAATTGTGGCAAGGACGGTAGTGAGGTCCCGCGATGTAAATGGCAATTCTGAGGGCCAGTAGCCGGTGGCCGCCAATACTTCGGCAAGCGCCCGGCTTACTGTCCCTCGTCCGTAGGTCCCGGCGCGGGCACTTCGTCCACGACGGTAAGCGTCTTAATCTCCCTCAGGAAATCGTCTAGCCGCGGTGGCGGCTTATGCCCGGCATCCTTTGACGCCTCATGCGCGAGGAATGCCAGCTGCTCCATAGATAGCCCGGTGGCGAATGCCGACGCCGTTGTCTTGTAGGCACGCTCCAACTGCACGATATTCATCAGCGAGGTAGTGACCACATAATCATCGGCGGCAGTAACCACTCGAATGTTTAGTTCCATCTTTTCCCCTTAGTTAGTCGGCAACGCTTACGGCGTAATGTCGCGCACGAATGAGCCACCGCTGAACGAGACGTTGTAAACCTGAAGCTGGCCAACGGTCATGGCGCTAGGTACATCAGCAATCATAGTATTGCTAATTTGATACTCAGGATTACTGGCTGAGATTGCGCCCGCGCCGTGAGTAACGACGATGCTGGTGTCACCCTGTCCGACCTCAGCAAATAGCGTGGCCTCAACCTCGCCCGCGCCATACGAAGCGAAAAGCGTGATGGAACCGTCGACCGTCTGAAGCCCGGCCACCATGCGCTCGCCGGTATCGCCGAAGGCGGTGGAGGTGAGCGGGTTAGAACCGAGCGTAAAGGTGATCTCTGAACACTGATCGGTGACGTCAACGCCGCCAATAGTAATGCTCGCGGGCTGCGACAGATAGGTGGTGGTAGCCACTGGTCTAGCTCCTCATGGTTGAAACACGGATGGTCAAGTCGAACGACGGGATATCCTGCCCGCCAATTGCCGTCATGGACGGCGTGCCGCTGATGACGCTAATTTCCGAATCCATGATCTGATCGGCAGCGGTCATCAGGTAGTCGGACGCGTCCTGGTTGCCCGGGGGCGCGGCGAGTACCCGCAGACGGAACGTAATGTCTGCGATGTTGGAGTTGAAGCAGGTGAACGTAGGCGGCTCGATGACGACAGACATAGGCCGCGCGTTCCGCGAATCAGTCACGACGGCAAGTCCGAGCGCCGTGAGACTGGCGGCAAGTGTCGCCTGGGCCTCTGCGAAAATGCCGGTAGCACTCATGCGACCTGCGCCCGGTTCACGCCCAGCAGCTTGTTTATCTGCCCGTGGGTGCCGAAGGGAACCTGCCCGCCCATCTGGTCGAAAGAGGCGTAGGAATCTACGGAACCGCGCTCACGGTAAAGCGCCGCACCCATCATGATCGTGCCCAGTAGAACGTCGGGCCCGGGGACCGTGGTGAGAGAGTCAAAGTAGCCCGACTCCCTGCGCCGGCGGTAGGCGAAAGCGTTACCGGCATTCGTCGCCACCGTCACGAAGGCTTCGTCGTTCGGCGTGGCAGGGTCAATTCCTAGCCAGTCAAGGACGTCCTGGTCACTCGCCCAAGTGCATACCGGCGTAAAGGTAAGCGTGCCGGATGGAATGACTGCATCCCGGGCCACGTCGGCACCGGCTGAGTAATACAGCAGCTGATTCGGCAAGATTATCTCAGGGTCGAATAGCCAATCGCCCTCAGGATTCACGCCCAGATAAAGATACGTCGGGACGGCCTGCACCACGAACGTGCCATTGAAGCCGGACACGTCGGTGACCTCAATCACCTGCCCCGTGCCGATCTCAGTCACTTCAAGCGTCTGAATGACGGCATAGTCATCTATGCGCTGCGCGTGAGTAATTGAGTATTCGGACATGAGGCAGGTGACCTAAAGCGGTCTAGAACGTCGCCTTGATGAACTTGTCAAGGTCAATCATGAGCGTGCTGAAGTAGCCACGGAAGGCAATGGTGCGCGAGAGCGTGGAAGGGACGTCCACCGAAATGGCACCCTTCTGCTGCTCAAAGATCTCAAAGCCCGAAGCGTCACCGACGATGACGGTATCCGTGGCGAAGTTGCGGTCGACCACGACCCGAAGGCCGAATGCCATACCGGCAATGTCCGTCACGGCCAGATCGCCGTAGGCGTTCATGGGCCCGAGCGACGGGAACAATGGACGTCCGGCAGTGTCCACAAGCCCGAGCAGGTATCCCCACATGTTCGGACTGACAAACAGGTGCGTGGGCAGGTTGCCATTCGACGATGAAAGAATGTCCTGGGCCGCGGTGCTGATGAATGCGGCCCACTGCTCAGGGTTCGTCGCGTCGTTACCGAATGCGTTGGTGTTGGTCGCACCGGCCACAAGCGCGTCGGCTGCCACGTTGTCGGTGGTGTTCGCGTAAATGCGAGCCATATCGTCAAGCAGCAGGCCGATAACCTCAGGCGTGGTGAAGTCGATAGCCTGCTCAGAGAGCGTGACGTATCCGCCGTAAGTGGCCTTGGTCACCTGAAGGTCGTCCACGACGAACGTGCCATCATCAAGCGTGCTGTTTTCGGTGGACTGCGCACCGATGGTGGTGTGGGTCGTGACCTTCGGGCGGATAAACACCTTGCCGCCACCTGGCATAGCGCGGGCACCGATAGCGTCCACCACTGGGCGGTTGCCGATGAAATTTGAGTAAACCGGGGCCACGATGGGTACGGGCAAGATGCCGGGGAGGTCGGTGTTAATCACGTCGGGAGCTGCGGCCTGAATGCCTGCCTGCATGGCGTCAAACTTCGTGCCACCGGTCAGGAATGCGCTGATGTATTCGGCCGGCGAAGGCATGATAAACGGGCGCTTAGCCTCTGCGTAGATAATCGGGTTAGTCGGAATGGTGGCCTCTGCCGCAATGGGCTCAGCCGTTACGGCGTCTGACATTTCTTCATCCTCTGTGTCTGGTTCTGGATCGGGGTCGGGGCTGGTTGCCGCGACGTTGGTGATTACTGCATCCGCGAACGCGGGTACTGCTACCAGGCTGAGTTCGACTAAACGGGCCTCAGTCACGGTCATAACCCCAGCGGGGTCGGTGGTGAAGGTGATGGGGTGCGCGCCGACGCTCACGGAGTCGTAGGCCCCGGCCTGCAGCAGCGCCACGGCGTCACGGCTCGCGCGCGTGTCGGCCAGTGTGGCTTCGAATTCAAGGCCCGCCGGCGAATCGGTAAGGGTACTCACGACGCCCCGCAGCTGCGACATGTCGTGGTTCTCGATGAGCTTTGCGGCTTTCTGGGAAACGTCGAACGCGCCCCTGGCGAATTGCACTGAGGTCCCGTCAGACACCGTGGCGACTACATCCCACGGCACTGCTAGCCCGCTGATGCGGGCGGGCTGCGTAGCGTCACCGGCCTGCGCGGTGATCAGCGTGGCGTCTGCATCAAAGCGAATCAAAGGTCCACACTTTCCGAAACGGTTTCATTAACCATCGTCGTGCCATCGGGCATCGGGTGCGTGTCCATGTCGCCGATGTATGTCTCAGTGTCGAATTCGACGTGGCGGCCCCGGGGCAGTACGTCGTCCATTGACAGACGTTCCGCGATGGCGTGGAGCAGTGGCCGTGCGCCGAATTCGATGAGGTCCTGCCGCGACTGCTGTGCGTTGGCATAAGTCATGCCGGACTGGTCCACGGCCAAGAGATAGGCGGGTATGTTCATAAGCCTTGAAAGATCTTTAGCCGAATACTCGCGCCCCTCACAGAGTTGAAGCTTCGACGGGTCGCTGTCGAATTCGGTAAAGGTGATTCCCTCAGACAATGCGCCAATGGCATTCTCACGGCGGCTCGAGGACCACGACGCGGCGAGCTCGCCCAGCTCCTCCGACGACATAGGTTCCCCACCCGTCTGCTGCAGGTAGCCCGCTGCAATCTCATTGGAGGCGAACCGCTCAGCCGCCTGGTCGAGACGAATGGCACACTGCACTGCTCGCCGGCCGGTGTAAACAATCCCCTGGGACCCCGAGAGGAAACACACTACGTCGCGGATGTTTAGCTCGACGCCGTTAAACATAACGACGCCCGGGGAGCCAAACCACTGCGGGCCGACGTTGTTTGGCGTTTCAATATTCGCGGCCGGGAGCCATTGAAAGGTTGCCGGAAAGCCATTCGCATAGCGCGAAGTGACGACCCAGAACGCGCGGCCTTGAAGGATAAGGTCCCGTGCCGTGACGGCCATGACGAAGTTACGCGTCTCAGTGGGCGATGGCCTGGTCATCCATGACTCGCCCTCGATGTAAAGCTTCTCATAACGCTGCCCGGTCCATTGCAGCGTATAGCTGCGAAGGTCCAGCGTACTCACGACCGTCGAGAGCAGACTAATAGCCCGGGTGACTGACGGCACTGACATAGCGGCCGTTTCGGCTGCGCCTGTCTGGAAGCCGATAAAGTTCTGGGACCGCTGCGGCGCGCCTGCGGCGGCGGCAATGGGAGCGGTGCCCATCGCGGGTATGGCCTTCACCTTCGGGCGGAATAGGTCCATATCATAAGCATCCCTTATACGTCGCCTAAATACAAGGGTGCGCGGCCGCCAGCCAAGGGAATGAAACCGACGGCCACGCGCTTACACGTTAGCGGCCGGCGAATGCTATCTGGGGCTTTTTGCGCGTCACGGGCTTCGCAATGATTGACGCCGCCCACACCATGCAACGCGCCATAGTGATAGGACCTGGCGAACGCTGACTGACAATGGCGTACCCGTTGCGAGTCTCGACACCGACCGCGCGGCCTACATGCTCGCGTAGCATTTCCTCACCGGTGTGTACCAAGCGGCCCTCATTTATAAGGCTACGCACGGTGAACGTATGTGTCTGAATCTCGCCGTAGCCTACTTGCACTTTCTTACGCGCGAGCGACACCGGGGCAATGTCAAACATATTAGGCGGCATGGCGACACTTACACACCCGGCCGCCTCATGCTCAACCTGCTCCCAGCACGCGGCGAGAGAGTCGGCCACGAAGGCAACCGTGACGCCAATACGCCCATCCTCCAGCTCGACCGCGCGCACGCCCGAATACAAGGCCTCGTCAATTGACGAATCTATGGCGAGGACACCACCGGCCGGAATGTCGGGAACCTCCAGCGCGTCAAACACCCCGGGTGCCAACCAGCTATTAACGGTGGTCACCCAGACGTTAAGCGACGCGCGCAAGAATGCGCCCTTGTCAATCTGCTCAGATTCGTCGGCCAGTACGGCAGGGTCCAGCGTGTAACCGATTGCCGGGTTCGCCATCGGCCAGAGGTCGGGGCGCGCCATGTAGTCGACACCTGGGGGACACGACCACTCGGCCATAAATAGCTTCGTACGCTTGCCCTCGTCAATTGCGCGGATGCCTTCCTCGCGCATCTGGGTCATGGCGTCTGATTCCTCAGTGCCTGCCGTGGACCAGCATGAGAGCAGCGGCGACCGCATGACGCGCTGCGACGGGATCGCGCCGTTCAGTAGAACCTCGCGGCTGATGTTCCATATCTCATCGGCGAATATGTAGTGAGGGCTGAAGCCGTGGAAGTTGGCAGGCGTCGCGGCCTGCACAAGCCACCGGCTACCACCGGGCATAATGATCTCGCTGCGGCCGTATGAATGTTTGGCCTTCGCGCCCCACTCTTTGACAATGATGGGGGCCAGTGACTCGAATATCTCAGTGGCGAGGTCCAGTTTATGCGCGGTGGAGATAACCAGTACCGGCTCGCCCCGGCGTTCGGGCTCGCGCGTCAGTGCCCATAGAATCATCGCCCGTAGCGCGACGGTCTTTCCATTCTGACGGGCAACCGATACAAGGGAGCGGCGGTATTCAAGGTCGCCCTGGTCGTCGTGCTGCAGCTGCCCATCGACGGCCAATCTCTGCCACGGCATGAGTGTGATGCCCAGATATTTCTCGGCAATGTCGGCGACTTCACTACCGTAGGTGGCCGATGACGGTAACCCAGATATCAGGCGCGGCGGTATCTCACGCGGTCCTGATGGATCGCCCACCGCTGCTGCGGATTCGGGTAAATCGCCCTGAGCAGGGCTTCCTTGGGATAC